CCAGACTCTTCTCTCCCTGAGACGGTCCGGATCGTTCCCGATTCGCCCTTTGTTAAACCAGAATCGATCCAAGTCAATGCAGAATGATGCAGAAGTAATCCCGATCAAACGAGGGGTCGGGCTAATTGGCAGTACCCAGCCTAGAATCCATACGCCATTATTAAAAGGGCCATCTAAATCACAAGAAGTTGCAGATCTAGCTGAGAAGATTGGTTTACCGCTTATTCCATGGCAACGCTGGGTGCTAAATGACCTACTAGCTGTAGATGCCGAGCAGAATTGGCGTAAAAAGACAGCCTTAGTTCTTGTAGCTCGTCAGAATGGCAAAACGCACTTAGCACGCATGTTAATCCTTAGCCATCTGTTTCTATGGGGTTCTAAGAATGTATTGGGTATGTCTTCTAATCGAAATATGGCATTAGATACATTTAGGCAGGTTGCCTACACAATAGAAGACAATCAGTTCTTAAAAGACCAGGTAAGACAAATCCGCCTGGCTAATGGTCAAGAATCAATAACACTACTTAACGGCGCAAGGTATGAGATTGCTGCAGCGACCAGAGATGCACCGCGAGGTAAGACTGCCGATTTCTTGTACATAGATGAATTACGTGAATGGACACAAGAATCCTTTACAGCTGCATTACCGGTTACACGTGCAAGACCTAACGCTATGACTCTAATGACAAGTAATGCCGGTGATGGCTTTAGCACAGTGCTTAATGATCTAAGAGAACGTTGCCTATCATATCCACCTGACAATCTAGGGTTTTATGAATACAGCGCACCACAGCATTCTAAGATAAATGATCGTAAAGCCTGGGCTATGGCAAATCCTGCACTAGGCCATTTAATAACTGAGCAGACACTTGAAGAGAGCGTAAGCACTAACAGCATAGAAGCCACAAAAACAGAAATGCTTTGTATGTGGGTTGATTCTACGGTTAGTCCTTGGATTTACGGATCTATTGAAGCATGTAGTGATAACACATTAGAGATACCTGTTGGCCCTGCAACTATTATGGCATTTGATATTGCACCTACCAGAAGATCCGGCGCATTAGTTATGGGCCAGATGAAAGACGGAAAAATTGCAGTAGGACTTGCACAGCTGTGGTCTAGTGAGATTGCTATTGATGAAGTAAGAATGGCAAGTGATATAAATGAATGGGCTCGTAAATATCATCCAACTGTTATCTGCTATGACAAGTACGCCACGCAGTCTATTGCAACAAAATTAGAACAAAGCGGATGGCTAGTTCAAGACGTATCTGGTCAAGCCTTCTATCAAGCTTGTGGTGATTTATCAGATGCTTTGGCTAACGGAAGATTAGTTCATTCTGGTCAAGAAGAGCTTGTACAACATCTTAATAATTGTGCTGCTAAAACAAATGACTCATCTTGGAGAATCATTAGGAGGAAATCAGCAGGCGATGTCACAGCCGCTATCAGCCTTGCTATGATTGCAAGCCAATTAAGTCGTCCGCAACGCACCGCACAGATATTTGCCTAATTTGCACCAATAGTCCGTTTTATGGTATAAAGTACCTATATGGGTATATTGTCAGCATTGGGTCTAACTAATAATAAGCAAACCGTAACGGCGCAATATGCCCCAGCTGTGATGAATGATGGTTATGCACTAGGTGGTATTGGTAACGGATTTAATTACGGTCCGATGGATCGTTCCTTAGCTATGCAAGTACCAGCAGTTGCAAGGTGCCGTAACTTAATTGCTGGAGTAATTAGTTATTTACCTTTAGAACTTTATAACAAAACTACTGGAGAAGAACTGGGATCTCCTGTATGGTTAGAGCAGCCAGACATCCGTCAGCCAAGATCCGTCACGATAAGTGCCACCGTGGATTCATTAGTTTTCTACGGTGTCGCTTATTGGCGTGTCACTGAATGCTACGCCTCAGATTTACGTCCGGCTAGATTTGAATGGGTTGCTAACACAAGAGTTAATGCACAATTAAATCCTAAAGGTACAGAAGTTATGTACTACACAATTGATGGCTCAGAAGTACCTATGAGTGGTCCAGGATCTTTAATTACATTCCAAGGTTTAATTCAAGGTGTATTACAAACAGCAGGTCGCACAATCCAATCAGCTTTAGATATTGAAAGAGCAGCAGCAGTTGCAGCACAAACTCCAATGGCTACTGGATACTTAAAAAATACTGGCGCAGATCTACCAGAGGATCATGTACAAGGATTATTAGCAACATGGAAAGCAAGTAGAGCATCAAGATCTACTGCATATTTAACTAGCACATTATCTTATGAATCTGTTGGATTTAGCCCTAAAGATATGATGTATAATGAAGCATCCCAGTATTTAGCAACTCAGGTAGCTAGAGCGATGAATGTACCGGCTTATTACATCTCTGCTGATATGAATAACAGCATGACTTATCAAAACATTATCGATGGCCGTAAAGAGTTTGTTGCTTATTCCCTACAACCATTTATCTGTGCTATTGAAGATCGTTTATCTATGGATGATATTACAGCTAGAGGAAATACAGTTAGATTTAACATAGAAGAATCATTCCTACGTGCCGACACAATGAAGCGCCTGGAAGCAATAGAGAAGATGTTATCTCTAGGTCTAATAGATGTAGAGCAAGCAAAGGAAATGGAAGACATGTCACCTAACGGAAATGAGAGCTATAATGTTTCTTGAGTTTAGTAGTTCAATTGAAAGCTCTGATACTGAGCGTAGAGTTATTGCTGGCAAGATAGTGCCATACGAGCGTGTGGGATTTACATCAGCCGGACCAGTTGTATTTGCTAAAGATTCTATTGATATTGGCGATCCTGGAAAAATCAAAATGCTTATGCAACATAAGAACGATAAGCCTATTGGCCGTATGCAGAAGTTTAATAAGGCAGAAGATGGTATCTACGCATCATTTAAGATCAGTGCATCTATGCAAGGTCAAGATGCTTTAATCCTTGCAGGCGAACAGTTAATTGATGGCCTATCTGTAGGCGTTGAAGTAACTGGATCAAAACAAATGAAAGATTACTTATATGTAACTAAGGCAAACTTAAAAGAAGTAAGTCTTGTAGAAACACCAGCATTTGCTGAGGCAAATGTAACTAAAGTTGCTGCGAGCGAAAGCGAAGCAGATGCAACACCAACTACTACGGAAAGTGAGGCTATCTTGGATACAACTCCAGAGCCAACTGTTACACCGGCAGAGGTTGCTCCAGTAGAAGCCGCACGTCCAACGATTAGTGCTGCTATCTATGCTGAGCCACGTTCGCCAATCAATTCACAAGCCAAGTATCTGCAATATGCAGTAAAGGCACAATTAGGAGATCACGAAGCTGGTCTATGGGTACGTGGAGAAGATGCAAAGGCACAGAAGATTACTGCTGCTGATGATTCATTTACAACCAACCCAGCATTCAGCCCTGTTTCTTATGCTACAACTGTTATCGATACTCTTATCGGAACACGTCCAACAATTGAAGCATGTGGTGGAGCAAAGGTAATTCCTTCTTCTGGAATGACTATCTCACATCCAAAGATTACAACTTCAGGAACTGTTGCATTAACAGCTGAAGGCGGCGCACCATCTGAGACAGGCATCGTATCTTCATACGTAGATGCAACTGTTAAGAAGTATGCTGGACTCCAGAGATACAGCGTGGAGCTTTTAGAGAGGTCTAGCGATAATCCTGCTTTCTTCCAAGCGATGCTTGACAACATGACACGTGCTTATAACAAAGCAACAGATGCAGCAGTAATTGCTGAGATCGTATCTGGCGGCACACTTGCAACATCACAAGCTACTACCTACCTAGGTATCCAAGCATTCATCGCACAAGCTGGTCCAGCTGCATACGCAGCAACAGGTGACCTAGCAACTGCATACATTGCTGGTACTTCACAGTGGTCACTATTGATCGGTGCTAAAGATTCAACAGATCGTCCAATCTTCACCTCACAAAATCCAATGAATGCTGGTGGTACTTCATCACCAACTTCATTACGTGGAAATGTACTTGGATTAGATCTCTATGTTGATGCCAACATGGTATCTACAACTATTGATGATTCAGCATTTATTATTGTGCCATCAGCAATTGCAATCTATGAGAGCCCAGTACTAAGACTTTCAACTAACATCCCAACATCAGGTGAGATCGAACTGATGCTGTACGGATACTTGGCAACTAAGACACTTGTGTCTGGTGGCCTACAACGCTACAACATGACAGCGTAATAAAAGCAATACATTAAGAATCCTTGGGGTTTAGTAGCCCTAGCCCCAAGGAGCTATTAGCAAAGGAGTAGCAGTGGCCGCTAGTTATGTGACCGTGAGTCAGCTCAGGACAAATATGGGTATTGGCTCGCTCTACTCCGATGCCGATTTAGAATCTATTTGTCAAACATCTGAGGATCTTCTTAATTCATATCTTTGGTTTAATAACGCACCAGTAGTCGGTGCAAGCATTAGTAATAACGTTGCAAGCGTTTTACTTGCTAATCCTGGCATATTTGTTGTTGGACAAAGCATAACAATTACAGCTGCTGGATCTCCTTACAATGGCACATACACTCTTACAGGTTCATATCCTGGCAGTACAACACCTGCATCAATAGGTACAGCATTTTGGAGCACATACGCATTTAGTAACTATCCAACAGGTTACTCAGTTATTCAGTTTGCTAAAGTAAATGCAGACGATCCATTTCATCGCATCTTGCCATACGGTGTTGCTACTGGACCTGGTTATAAAACATTAAATTATTCTGCCACACCAGCTGTAAACCAAGCTGCCATGATAATTGCCGTAGATATTTTCCAAGCACGCCAAGTGTCTCAGAACGGGGGCAACGGTATGGATGGCATGAGCCCTAACCGTTATGCCATGGGCTACCAGCTTATAAATAGAGTCAGAGGTCTCATAGCACCTTACTCTAGTCCTAACACCATGGTCGGCTAATGACAACTGCAATTACTACACTTAGATCAACACTTGCAAACGATCTCAGTAATACTGGAATTTGGAATACTTTTAGTTTTCCGCCAGCAACTTTAATTCCAAATAGTGTTGTTGTAACTGTTGGCGATCCTTACATAGTGCCATCTAATAATGATCAAACAAGTATTGCACCACTTGCTAATTTTAAGATAATGATTTGTGTACCAGCCCTAGATAACCAAGGTAATCTTGCCGGCATAGAAGACTTTATAGTGGCTGTGGTAAATAAACTAAACGCATCATCTTTGGTGCTAAACATATCAAGTGTCTCCGCTCCAGCTATTGCTAGTGTGGCAAGTGGAGATTTATTAACGTCAGAAATCACCGTGTCAATTCTCACAAACTGGAGCTAACATGAGCACACAAGCAGAAGACTTAGCCTTTCTAATAAAGATAGGCCAAATTAAAGAAGCACCAAAACCAATCGCACAAACTAAGAAAGAAGAGGAATAACAATGGCCGTATATTTAAATAACAATGTAGGCGTTAAATTGGCTACTGCCGCTGCGCCTACAGTACCTTCAATCGACATTAGCAGCCTTGTAACAAATGCTGTAATTAATCAAATCGTGGATGAACTTGAGGTCACAACACAAGGAGATTCGTCTCATCGTTATGTTTCTGGGTTGCAAAGCGGCACATTTTCCATCGACTGTCTCAATGACTGGGCAGCTTCTCAGGTAATGCAGACACTTAATGCAGCCTTTGGACAAAGTCTTGCAGTATCAGTAATTACTGTTAAAGGTACTGCCGTATCAGCTGCTAACCCTTCATACCAATTCAACATCTTGGTTAATAACCTAACTCCAATTGGTACTGGCGGCGTGGCAGAAATAGCCTCGTCAAGTCTGTCCTTTACTATAAACTCCGCACTAACAGTGTCCCCAACGGTGGCATTTTAACTAAGGAGTAATAATGGCAAAGTTAAAAATTACTAGGGCTAATGGTGAAGTCTCTGAGCATAGAATTACACCAGGAATTGAGTTTAACTTCGAAGCCAAGTATGGCTCAGGCATATCTAAGGTTTTGAGGGAACACGAGCGTCAGACGGAAATCTTCTGGCTTGCTTATGAATGTTTACGCAAAGCCGGTGCGCAAATACCTATATGGGGATCAGAGTTCATTGATACTCTTGAAACTGTTGAGGTATTAGACGAAGAAAAAAAATAACGCAGAGGGATTCTATAACTTACACTATTGCAAGTCTTAGTGTGGAAACTGGAATCCCTCCTAGTGAGTTTTTAAATATGGACTCGGATTTATTTCAAGCAATAATTCAAGTCCTACAAGATAGAGCTAAGGAGATTAGAAATGCCAGTAGACGTCACAGGCGTTAAACAACTCCAAAAGGCTATGAAAGATGTAGAGCCAGCTCTTAATAAACAAATGAGCAAAGACATTAAAGCAGTAATGCTTACTGTACGAGATAAGGCACGTGGGTATTTACCTGCTCAAAATGATGTGTTAAGTGGGTGGGGTAAAGGTACTGCATCTGCTGAAACCATTAAAGGTATTTATAGAGCATTCCCAGCTTATGATTATGCATTAGCAAGGTCAAAGGTTGCATATTCAGCAGGCCAAAATAAACGTAATAGATCAGGATATAAAGCTGCATTTTATGTTTATAACAATTCAGCACCTGGCGCAATCTTTGAAACTGCTGGCCGTGTAAACATGCCAAAGGGTGAGGGATCATTAAATCCTAATGCACCCGTGCAATTTAATGCTGCAGCTGAAATGCTAACCAGCATGAAAGGTTATGGCAAGCAAAGAGGCCGTGTCATTTTCCGTGCTTGGGATGAAACTAAAAACAAGGTTATTCCAACTGTTGTTAAAGCTATCAATACAGTGGCTACTGATTTTAATAATAAAACTCAAATAAATAAGGCAGCATAATGGCCAATTTAATTGTCAGTGCAGTCAGCACCTTTGATAATAAAGGACTTAAAAAAGGCCAGAAGGAAATCAGTGCATTTGACAAAACGGTTAAAACATTAGGTAAAACTTTCCTTGGAGTATTTGGCGCTCAAAAGTTATTAGCATTTAGTAAGAATGCTGTTAAAGCATTTATGGCGGATGAGGCTGCTGCCAAATCTTTAGCTACACAATTAAGAAACTTAGGTTATGGATTTGCTACAACTAACGTTGAAGATTACATAGCCAAACTAGAAAAAAGCACAGGCGTATTAGATGACCATTTACGACCTGCATTTCAAACATTATTAACTACCACAGGATTAGTTACAGAAAGCCAAAAAGCATTACAAGTTGCTTTAGATACAAGCGCGGCCACTGGAATGAGTTTGGAATCAGTCAGCGATGCATTAGCGGCTGGATATAGAGGACAAACTAAAGCACTTAGAGCATTAGGAGTTAATCTATCTAAGACAGCTTTGACTGCTGGCAATATGGCAGTTGCATTAAAAGAAATAGGAACTGCATATTCAGGACAGGCTTTAGCAAGATTAGATACTTATGCCGGCAAGATGGATTTATTAGAAGGAGCAGCAGCTAGAGCTTCTGAAACAATAGGCAAAAGTTTACTTGATTCTTTATCTTTATTATCTAAAGACAATTCAATACAAGGCGCAGCTGATGACATGGAAGCCTTTGCTGTATCTATTGCAGATGCTACTTATGGAATGGCTGCATTATTAAGCAAAATTGATAAACTAACTGGATTAGATAAAGTCAGCATTGACACTTTATTTACCATAGCCAACCCAGCATTAGGACTATTAGCAAACTATGGAAAGTCTCAAAGACCTAATACTGGTAGATCAAGCAGAACCTATCAAGGTGGACAAACCTCCAATGATTTATACGTATTACGTAAAAAAGAATTAGATGCAATTAAAAAGGCTAACGCTGCTAGGGCTGCAGAATTGGCATTATTAAACAAAAAGAGTGAGATAGATAAACTTAAAGAAAAGTTTGATGTAGAGCGCATAGGATTAATGGCTGCTCTTAACAATGCTACCGATGAAGAAACTAAACTACGCATTAAGGCCCAGATAGCAATATTGGACAACAATGAGGCTTTGGCTAAGAAATATAATGCTGAGTTAGAAGCTGCTAATAGTGCTAAAAAATTAGCTGAGGAATTAGCAAGCACTGCAGATGCCATGGCTAAATTAAGATTGGTTACTCAAGCCGATTATAACAAGCAAATGTATGCTGGTTCATCAATTTATTACAACACTTATAATGCTGCTTCTGTTCCTATGGGCAGCGCTAGCGGTGGCGGCACTACATACAATGATAATTCTGTAAAACTTACAACTGCAGGCGATGTAATTTCAGGTGATGCATTATTGTCCACAGTCCAAGAAGCATTACAAAGATTGCAGAAACAAGGTTCTCCTACTTACGCAGCTGGACAATAACCGTGGCCGTACCAACAGTTAATGCATTTATAAATTTTAGCACTGGACCAAGTTTTGCACAGGCTTTTATAATTGGACAGGGCATACTTGGCACTAACGTATTGGCAGATTCTGCAGCTGTAATTGTTGATGTATCAGATCAAATAGATTCTATTAAAACTGCTAGAGGTCGTAACGTATTAGCAGATCAATTCCAGACTGGCACACTTAGTTTACGCATAGTAGATTTAAACGGAAATTTCAATCCCCAGAACCCAGACTCACCTTATGCGCCATACCTAACACCAATGAAAAAGGTACAGATAACTGCAACCTACTCAGGAGTAACTTATTTTATCTTTTCTGGATTCATTACGTCTTATGTAACTACTCAACCAAAGGATGCAACACAAGTCGCTTACACAACCATAACCGCCGTTGATGCGTACAGACTGACTCAAAATGCTCAGATTACGACTGTTACTGGTGCTAGCGCTGGAGATTTGAGCGGCACACGTGTAAATCAGATTTTGAACACTATAAATTGGCCTAACACTATGCGTGATATAGATGCCGGTTTAACTACTGTTCAAAACGATTCTGGTACAAATAGAATTTCTTTAGCAGCTTTGCAGACCGTAGCCGACAGCGAATACGGGGCAATATATGTTGATGCTTCCGGATCATTTGTATTCCAAGACCGCCAAGTTACTGCAAGTTCTATTGGTGGCACACCTACAGTATTTACCGATAATGGTGCTGGCATTCGTTACGCCAATGCTGTCTGGGTGTTAAATGACTATTTAATCTTTAACTCTGTAAATATCACTAGATCAGGTGGTACTACTCAGACTGCTATTAATCAGCCTTCTATTGATAAATATTTCTTACATTCCTTTACCCTGAGTGATTTAATAATGCAGACAGACTCCGTGGCACTCGATTATGCAAGGGCCTATTGTGCTTCTAGAGCTGAGACCACGGTCCGATGTGATGCTATTGAACTAGACCTATATACGGCTGACTACAATACAGGCATTATTGCTGCACTAGACCTAGATTTTTTTGATCCTATTACAGTAATTACTACACAGCCAGGTGGATCTACCCTGGAAAAGACCCTACAGATTTTCGGAGTAGCTTTTAATATTACGCCGAATAGTTGGAAAACTACCTTTACAACGCTTGAAGCTGTCTTGGATTCGTTTATAATAGGCAACATAGATTATGGTGTCTTAGATCAAAACGTACTATCTTATTAAGGAGATATAATGGCAACCGGACTACCAACTGTCACTGGAGATGTTTTGACCAGTGCAACTTTTAATGGTTTAGTGACTTTTACAGTAGGCACTGCTAACACAACAGATTATACAGCTGTATCTGCAGATCAATATCAAGTATTACAATTAATGAATAAGGCAACTGCTATTGCATTTAAAATTCCTACTAACGCATCAGTAGCATTCCCAGTAGGTACTTGTATAACAGTGTTAAATATTGGTGCAGGTACTTGCACAATTAGCGCGGTAACTTCTGGCACCACAACAGTATTATCAGCTGGTGGTACTGCAGCATCTCCAACACTTGCACAATATAAATCAGCAGCTTGTATCAAAACTGGTACAGATGCTTGGTATGTAGTAGGAGCTATTGCATAAATGTTAAATATAATTTCTAGCGTGTTAGCACCAGGAATAACTCAATTTACAGTTGATTATTTAGTTATTGCAGGTGGGGCTTCTGGTGGCGTTGATGGCAGTGGTGCTGGTGGTGCTGGTGGCTATCGCACCTCGGCTGGAACATCTGGAGGTAATTCATCTGCCGAATCTGCTTTAAGTTTGACTTCTGGAACTTCTTATACAGTAACAATTGGTGGTGGAGGTGCAGGTAAAAGTGGTGCAGGTACTGATGGCAACGCTGGTAATAATTCATCATTTTCTACTATAACTTCAACTGGTGGTGGTGGTGGCGGTGGTTATGCCAGAACAGGTCTAAATGGCGGCTCTGGTGGCGGTGGCGGTGGCGGTAGTGGAGGTAGTGGAACTGGCACAAATCTCCAAGGTAAAAATGGTGGAACTGGCGCATCATCTGGAGCTGGTGGCGGCGGTGGAGGTGGAGCAAGTGCTGATGGAAATAATGGTGCAAGTAATACTGGCGGTAATGGTGGTAATGGACTAGCTTCTTCAATTACAGGAAGTTCCGTAACTCGTGCTGGTGGCGGTGGAGGTGCAGGATTTCCTACTGCTGGCTCTGCTGGGTCAGGCGGGGCAAGTGCAGGTGCAGCGGCAGGTAATAGTAGTAATGCAGATGCTAATACTGGTTCTGGTTCTGGTGGTGTTTGGGTTTCTACAGCATCTACTGGAAATGGTGGTTCAGGTGTTGTAATACTTCGTTATCCAGATATTAGAACGATTACATTTGGCGCAGGTGTAACAGGTACTGAAAGTGCTGCAAGCGGTGGATACAAGAGAGCAACAATTACTGCTGGCACAGGAAATGTAAGTTGGGCATAATGGCACATTACGCATTTATTACAGATGGAATAGTTACTGAAGTTATTACAGGTATTGATGAAACTGAAACTATTGAAGGATTAGATGCTGAAACTTGGTATGGAAACTTTAGAGGTCAAACTTGTAAGCGCACTTCATATAATGGCAAGATCAGAGGCAATTACGCAGGTATTGGATATACCTATTTACCTTTAGAAGATATTTTTATGCCGCCTAAATGCCACGTAGAAGCAATACTAAATGCTGCAGCTGCTAAATGGGAATGTACTAATGAGGATCACGATGCCAAGTCCCTGGCTGAGTAAAGCAGCGGACAGCCTAAGAGATGCCGTTACTACCTGGCATCCAGATCGGCGCACTACCAGTGATGGGTGGCTTGGCGATGCTCGTCACAGTGCCAGAAAATCTGATCATAATCCAGACGGCACCGGATGTGTGCGAGCCATTGATATTGATTCTCGCTTGGATTCATCCGAAGGGCTCTCAGTATATCTGGCTGACCAAATCAGAATCTGTGCGAAAACCGATAAGCGTATATCGTACGTAATCCATAACGGAATGATTGCTAGCAAGATTCTTAATTTTAAATGGCGTAAGTATTCAGGATATAACAAACATACAAAACATATACATATCAGCTTTACAAAGGCTGGAGATCACGATAGTAAACCGTTCGATATACCACTACTAGGGGGAAAAATATGAACATGAAGAATCCATACGTATTAACAGCTGGTGCATTCTTATCAGCTTGGGCAGCATCTAATTTTGCAGCTGATTATCGTGCAGTTCTATGGGCAGTATTAGCCGGAGTATTTGGCTATGCAACTCCGAAGAAATGACATTACAGGACTGGGCCTCATTTGGGGCTGGCGCTATCGCCGTGCTATCAGGCGGTCTGCTCGGATTACGTTTCCTAGTTAAAGGCTGGCTTAACGAGCTGCGCCCTAATTCTGGAACTTCGATCAAGGATCAAATTTCTCGAATTGATGAAAGAAGTTTGCGACTTGAACAGCGTGTTGATGATCTGTTTATTTTAATTAGTAAGTCATAATTTTAATATGGCTACTAAACGCAAACCAAAGAAGAAGGTTGCACGTAGGCGCAGGACTACTAAAGAGCCTGTACTTACAAAGTTAGATTTTTGGGCAATAGCAGCTAATGAAGTTTATATGGCTTGCCGTAAGTCAGGAATGGATGAAGGCACAGCTCTAGCCTTTGCTATGGATAGGTCAAGTTATCCGGACTGGATTGTAGATACTACAGATCCTATTAAGAATCCACTTGATGATTTTGAAGAGGATGAATGAAACGTTGGCTCGTAATCTCAGATATGCAGGTCCCTTATCAACTGGACTCTGCGATCAAGAACATAACAAAGCTGGCAAGGCGTGAGCGATTTGATTCTGTATTGGTGGTCGGCGATGAAATTGATTTTCAAAGTATTAGTAAATGGAGTGACCAAACACCTTTGGCTTACTCAGAAGATTTACACGCAGATCGTGAGCTTTGTAAGCAAATACTTTGGGATCTCAGTGAGTACAGCAAAGAGTGTCATATTATCCGTAGTAATCATACTGATCGCCTATATAACACTTTATTAAAAGTACCTGGCTTAATTAATCTACCTGAATTACAGTACCCAGCGTTTATGTCGTTCGCTGAGATGGGTATGACCTACCACAAGAAGGCTTACGAGTTCTATCCTGGTTGGGTGCTATGCCACGGCGATGAAGGCAATATGAGTCAGCACGCTGGAATTACGGCGTTGAATCTTAGTAAGAAATTTGGAAAATCAGTTTTAGCGGGGCATAGTCATAGGCTTGGTATGAGTGCTTATTCAGAGGGCGTAAACGGCCATTACAGGACTTTATATGGGGTAGAGGTAGGAAACCTTATGGATAGAAAAAAAGCCTCTTATATACGCTATGGAAGCGCTAATTGGCAGAATGGCTTTGCTATACTAGAAGCCACAGGAAAGACGCTGACACCTACGTTAGTGCCTATAGATCCTAAGGATGGCTCATTTACGGCTCTAGGGCGGTATTACGGGTAACATTGTTACCAAACCGTTATATAAATACGCCCCAAAACCATACACAAAGTCATACAAACCTGAGACACTATTGCCATGCCACAGATTGTGGTATAGGAAGTAGGGCTACATGAAACTCACAGCTATAGACTTTGAGCGATTGACAGAAACACAAATGGAGTTTAACTCCAATGCAGGATGGAAAGATCAAGCTGACCGCTTTGTAGATGGGTTAGATTGGAATCACGCATTTATTTATTGGACAGAAAATTATGCATCTGCATTATTAGCATGTTCATACCTAAAGCAAATGGGCTTTGATTATGCAATTAGTTGGGATGAGGCAGGCGAGCAATACTGCTTTACCACTAACTTTGTAGGATCATGGGTGACAGCATGACTTTAAAAGAAGCTGGTTTATTATGGGTAGCATCAATGGTTGCAATTATTTGGACCTACGGTGTAATACAAAATGCAAAGCAAACTCACTACTGGCGAGGCCGTAAAGATGGCTGGGATATGCACCGCCGGATGATTCAGAATAAAACTGATGCCGACATCAACTGAGAAATTATTTAATGATGCAACTACACTCATACACGAACGTGGAGTCGTTTACGGTCACGCGATCTATAACATGGAACGCATCGCAAAATCAGTTAGTGCATACATTGACTATCCGATTATGCCGCACGACATCCCAATCATTAACGTGCTGCAAAAAATCTCACGTCTCGCAGAAAGCCCAGGACACGTTGATTCAATTGTGGACATTTGTGCATATATGGGAATTTATAAGCTGTGCATCGAAGCAGAAAAAGACGGTGAATTTGAATGGAGAGTTGGTGAGTAATGGCATTTAACTTAGAGGATTACACCACGGTTCAAGAAAGATCAAATATATTCTGGGAAAGGTATAAAAATGGAGCAGTCAGAACACGGATTATCTCGGAATCAGACACTAGAGTCGTTGTTATATGTGAACTATTTAGGGACACATCTGATGAAAAACCATTCGCAACAGGTCATGCAAAAGAAGTCATATCGGATCGTGGAGTCAATCGTGATTTTGCGCTTGAAAATTGTGAGACTTCAGCTAGAGGCGTTGCTTTTAAGGCGGCTAATATCGGTACTGAAAAGAATGGACCTAGTAGAGAAGAAATGGCTAGAGTAAATGATAAACAATTCAAGCCTAAGTATGGAACACCAGGATCTAAATCAGCTGCGATGGAGTATGCGTTACATATTGTGGACTCACAATCTAAAGAAATTGGTAATGATCCTGTGCCAGTTGAGTGGGCTATTGGTGAAAGCGTTGCTCAAATTGGCGAAGTGGTCGCTGTTGGTTTTACTTGCAGGCATGGTGATATGGTAAAAAAAGAAGGAATTGCCAAAGCTACAAATAAACCGTATGCAGGGTATGTATGTATAGCTGCAAAGGCAGATCAGTGTGAAGCTAAATGGGCTAAATTAACAAGTGCCGGAAGTTGGTACTGGCCCGATGACTTAGAACAAGGTAAAGGGGGTGAATAATGGGTTATGTTGAAATTGCAAGAGGCGGACCTTACCTGGAGCGAATAGAGAACGACCAGGTAAAGTTTATTCCATCAAATGACGTATGTATAGCTTGTAATGATGACAGGTTAATACATAGTGGTAATTACTTAGTTTGTACTCAGTGCCATACCAGGCAATAAGGATATTACCATAATGCACCCACAATTTAAATGTAATGGATGTAAAGGTAAGACCCAGTTCCTTTGGCTAGAGCAATTAGATACGCCTGATGGATTTAAGGCTTATCAGTGTATGAGCTGTGGCTGTGTGGGCGTAAAGAATATAGCCGAGGCTTTGCATATTCCTGACAGTGATATATGCAGATGTGATAAGTGTGGTGGATGGATGTTTAATACCGTGGACTGCCACACTTGCCAATTGATTGGAGCAAAGTAATGCCTATATATGAATACAGCTGTAATGACTGTGGCACTTATGGATCAGTCCATAAATCCTACGCAGATGATGTTGCGTTTATGAATTGCCCTAAATGTAATATCGCTATGACACGTGTTTATTCTGCACCTGGTCTTATATTCAAAGGTAGCGGATGGGGTGGTAAATGACCGGCGGTTATGATGAGACTTGGATTGATACAGATGATCTAAAGATAGTGTGTTGTAGATCACAGTCCACATAGTGAGATGGAGTTCGCAAATGCGCATAGCCCTACTTGACATAGTCTGCTACCCTAAAAAGCGTTCGATCTTAAATCGAAAAGCTGAGCCGCCAAAGGCAGGGCTCGGAAGGCGCAGAGTTTGGCAGGCTCTATGTGTTATTGCATTAACTATTTGCTTATCAAAAGATTATTCTGTTGCATCTAATAACAATAATGAGTACAGACAATGGGCATTCATACAGCTTAATAACTTAGATGAGTTCTATTGTTTAGATTACTTATACTTCCGTGAATCACGGTGGAACCCATTAGCTCGTAACGGTTCACACTATGGCATACCACAAGGTAGATCTAAATGGCTTAGCACTGTTAATGGTTATAAGCAAGTAGAATGGGGGATCAAATATAATAATGTGCGGTATGGTTCTATGTGTAAAGCATTAGAGCATTACAAGATTAAGGGATGGCATTGACAGACCGTGCAATAGGCAGTGGCAAATGGAAGAAGCTACGACTTGAGATCCTTGATCGAGATGGCAGAGAATGTCCATGCGGTCAGCCAGCAGATACAGTCGATCATATAATTCCGCGTGTAAAAGGCGGTGAGATGTGGAATCCATCCAATTTACAGTCAATGTGCAAATCGTGTAACAGCGCTAAAGGTAGCCGTTTTTTAAGCCCTAGGGCGAC